GTAGCTCCAAGTTCTGTAGTTGGTAATGGAGTTACTTTAGGGCTAATTCCAGCAAGAGTTAAAGCTTCTTGTTTATTAAGATATGGACTTCCAAGGAGAGCTTTTGCGAGATCCGCTTTGCGCTCCTCTGCTGCTGTTTCTTTAGCTTGTTGCTTTTCTAATTTGCTTAAATACGTTTGAAGAGCAAAATCTCTTAGCTTTCCTCCACCAGGAGCAGAGGTCACCTTCAACACATCCTCTGGATTCTTAGCAGACAGTGCTTGCAGGATGAGAGGCTGCATAGCCATATTCTCTTCATCTGCTTGCTTCCTAGCTTGATAAGCAAGTAGCGCACTGGTTAATCCAGTTCCAAGAGCTACGCCAAGTGACTGCCCAGTACTTGCGTATGGGTTAAACATCTTTGGAGCTGCTACAGCTAAGCCTTGCAATCCCAATCCGTATGGAGTTTCTAGGGCGTTCGTATTGACTCCAGCAAGTGCTGCAAGAATAGGATTAGTTGCCATTATTTAGATCCTTTAGCGTAGTTCATTGCTACAATAGGAAGTACTTGCCCAATTCCTTGAGCAAGAGAGCTTCCAAAACTAGGCTGCTGCTGTGTCTGATAATTTTGCATACCCTGCATAGCCGCTATGTTTTGAGCAGACTCAGCACCAATCCGAGCACTAGCAACACTGGCACCAGCGCCAATACGAGATGCTTCTAGTTGGGCTTTACGAGTTTTTTCAGCTTGTATGGCTTCTGCCGATGTTGCGTATGGCAGCGTCCACATCTTTTCAGTAGCAGCGTATTGCTCAAACGGAAGTTTCTGACCTCCCATGAACTGTTCATAGCCTTGCTGCTGGTATTGAGAACCAAGCTGGAAGGCTTGTGATTGAGCATTAAGGCGAGCGTTGTTCTGAGCATCCTTCATAGCTTTATACTGAGCTTGATATCCTCCACTATTAGGGTCTATCCCCTGCTCTGCCATCCGCTGATTAAACTCAGCATCTTGTCGTTGAAACTCTGGCCCCATTGAACGCTCAAACTGCGCCATAGTGTTTTGGCGAGCTGCTTCCATTTGGTCAGAGAATCCCTGCTGCTGTACGTTTGCCCAAGGATTATTTGGATTAAACTGACTAGCTTGTTCAATGATATCTTTCCCAAACTGACCAGATACATCGGCCATCTCGTTGCCCTGCTTTTCAGGGCTCAAGTTAGCAAATCGCTGTTCGTCTGTTAAGGAAGCTGTAGGAGTCCCAGGCTTTGCAGCTCCAGGTGTTGTTGTTTTTACAGGTCGTCCACGAGAATCAATTCGTCTACCAGAAGCATTGGTCAGTTGTCCTTGAGCATTACGATATATGCCAGGAGATAAACGAGTAAGTCCTGCTGCTGGCTTACTTGCGGCTGGTTTATTGCTTGGACTTTTAGATAATGCAGTTTTTGTTTTTTTTGCCATAACTATACCTGTCCACCCAAGTCGTATCTTATTTCAAATCCTAAAAACTGTAACGAGGAGTTTTTTATACTCCCACCAACACGAATAGCCGCAGAATGTCCTTGCCCTGCAATCGCATAACGGTCGTATATGTATTCGAGATCCCCAGACCAAGGTTGATAGTATAAACCAACTGTGATGGTTGCAGGAGATGGGGCTACTGGGGGGACGTCTCCAGGGTAAACATAAGCAGTATGGGCAGCTCCATCGCTTCCCCATTTAGCTCCCCAATCTGTAAACATAGCTGCTGGAGTAGTTACTTGAGTAAGAACTGCCTGACGTTTGAAATCAGTATCTAACCCAAGATTGAGAGTGGCCCCTCGCTTCCCCCTTAGCAAAGGACGAATATCCTTAAACGCTTTGTAGTTGCCTCTAGCGCCATAAAACGAAAACGCTGTGCGACAAGAAAAGGCGATTGATTGCGAAGATGTAGAAGTTACTGCATCCGCATACCCAGTTTCCCCTTGGTATATGATTCCAGTATTTGAGCCATAGAACGGAAGGTTAAGAAACTTGCATGAAGAGACAGCGTGTTCGCCATTGAAAAGTACAAACTGTGTCCATGCTTTTGTATCAAGAGAGTAAACCAATAACGTCGCAGTAGAAGCACTATCTGGGAGTGTAATATAAACACGCCTACCTTGCGGCCAAAAGAATCCACCCCATAGTTCTGCTGAAGAGGCTTGAGTAGCATACTGTGTAATAAGTGGATTGATTCTCAAACTAACAATGTTGAGTGCTTGTTCTGGGTCTGTTTCAAAAAGTGCAGATACAGGGATTATTCCTTGTTGTGTAATAATCCAAACGTCTTGATTTACTCTTACAAACGCTTTACGACCAAGTGGCTTACCAATAATAAAATGAGCAACAAGGGACCATGCTGTATCATCTGGGGACGTGCCACTGTAAAGCACCACTTCTCCTTCTGATGAAACTGCCATGAACAAATCTTGAGCACTTACGCCCTTATTATTTGTATAAGAACCAATAAATAAAAGAGAACCACCACGACGGAAAATGTATTGGAAATCATACGAATCCATTACAGGTGAGCCAGTTGCAAGCGTTGCTTTAACTGTTTTGTGGTACCACATTATGCAGGTATTTTTCTGAGCAAAGTATAATCGCTCTCTGTATGATGTTACCTGTGCAAGTGTTGTATTTCCTCCAGTAACTCCAGTTCCAGTAATGTTAATTGCTAGACCTGTTCCTAAGTATACTTGTGGTTCGTTTGTGCCATTACAAAGATAGATATTTCCGGCAAACAACTCTTTGTTCCAACTTCCTGCACTATAAGCTCCAGCAGCACGAGTAATATCTGTAATTACTCCCGTTGATGAAGCAGAATAAAGTGCTGCATCTGTTCCTGCTATTAGCTGTGCAGTCCCATCTTTCAATGGATATTCATGCATAAAGCGAATAGGAGTACTTGGGATAGTTGCCCCACCAGTTCTAAAGGATGTGTACCCAAGGCGTACAGTAGGAGCACCAGCACCAGGAAAGATGTTGGTAAGCTCCAATGCTGTTTGTGGCTCCATATTATCTATTGGAGTTACAAGGTCCAACCCTCCAGAAGGAGGCGGCATTGTATAGCCTTGGTATGACATTAGTTACCTCTATCTTCGTTGAAACTGGTACATTGACGGATTGAATTGAGGAGCTGGCTGCATTTGCTGTGGCTGCTGTGCTTGTTTCATCTGATTCAAATACTGCTGAATTTGATCCCCTGACATATTAGACAACTGACTCAATCCCAACTGTTGTGGTTGCGCTTGCTGATACGGGTTATAATTAGGGGTAGCCTGTTCAGCAGCTACAGCCATACCTGGATTCCAATTAGTGACTCCATTTGTGTTTGTTTGACCTAACCCGTTCATTGGTTGATCTACTCTGGCCGGACCTTTTGGACCAAATACGTTGCGACCTTTTGGACCTTCATTAGAAATACCATTAGCTGCTCCTGTAATGGCATCCAACATGGATTGGTCGTATCCAGGAGGCATACGCTGGCTTAAATCTTGCCTCAAAGGTGGCCCCATTGGTCTATTTGGAACATTCCCAGCAGGAACACGCCCAGGATAGTTTTGCATCCCCTGCATACTATCAGCTAGTCCTCTCCCCATCTGTGGCCCTGTAGAAGGCAGAGGTCGTCCTTGTCCGCTCATAAGCCCGCCACTTGGTGTACGGTATACACCAGGGGATAATCGCTCAGAGCCACGAGGAGGAGCTATATACCGTCCCTTGGACTCATCAAAGTTTGGAGAACCACCAGCATATACTCTGCCGCCAGTTTTAGGACTTTTTGCCAATGCGCCTTTCGTAGCCATATTATTTCCTTTTTCCTGCATTATAATTTGCTCGTAGTGCTTCTCTAACGGTTTTAGCTGGCCCTACATAACCCTTATCGTTCATATACATTCCAGGGGACGTTCTTACTACTTGGCCCTTAGCTGGAACGGCTGGCTTAATTGGTGGCGTTCCCATTCCAGCTTGCTTAGCAAACGTAGACTTACCAAGCATTGCCTGAATGTTGTTCTTTACGTCCTGCTCTGACTTAGCATTGGAGGTAACTGCATTAACAAACATTCCAGTATACTGCTCTGGCTTAACACCTGCCTTCTCAGCATCAGGTCCATAAATGTTACGGATCATTGGATCAATCTGATCCGTGGCATATTTTGCTAGAGGGTTACTAAAGTCTACGTCCCATGCTTGACGCTCTTTCTTACCGTCAATATTCTCGCCTACGTTCTTGTAACGAGTTTTGCCATCAAGCCCGATATTGAACTTAGAGCCATCTGCAAGAGTTACATGATAGCTCTTATCAGCAACGCCTGTTTCTTTGAGAAGGCCACGGAAGTCATCACGCTGTAATTGAGCATCTGACTTGCCAGTAGTCATCATTTTGCCAATGGAACGCTTTCCAAGCAGTCTTAATGCTGTGTTTGGACCAAATCCGGTAACCATGTTTACGGCTTGATTTGTATAGTCCTCCCTCGTTCCTCGGCCACGAAGAATGTCTTTCATGCCAGTTTCCCAAGCATTGCTTAAAGTGCCGACAGCTAAAGCTACAGGCCACGCAACAGACCCTGCGCTGCCAAGTGTGCTTGCCCCTGCTGTTTGACCACCTACAACATTTGCTCCTACAAGCTGTGGGGTAGCTACCGTAGCTCCTGTAGTTCCAGCCGTTGTTGCCGTTGTCGCTGTTGTTGCCGCAGGAGCAGTACTGAACAACCCTGATACATTTGGAAATCCTCGAATTGCTTCTTGCCCAACCAACAATCCACCAACAGATCCAACGGTTTGCCCAATCGCAGAAGCCTGTTCTTGCTTTGCGTTCTCTCTATTCACATAGTCTTGTGGGTTGCCATAGTTAGCTTGAACGGCTGTATAAGCCTGATATGGCGACAATCCTTGCTGCTGAAGGGCTGCATAGTACTGTTGTGGCGTCATTCCCTTAGCTGGAGGTGGAGGTGGTTGCATTGCCATAGTTACGTCCAAGTCCCAAATACTGCTGTTCCAGCTCTTGCAAACAACTCTGCACGAGTATGGCCTCCAGCATAAATAATCTTACTTACTTGCTGCCTAGAATAATCTTCATTCATCTGAGTTATAAATCTTGGCTGAACTGTACTAAGCCCATGAATCTCAGCAAAACGCTCAAGCATACCCTGCTCAAGTGTTTTCTGATTGAATACAGTCTCATCACTATCAGCTAGGAAATCGCTGTATGCCCCACTGTAGTAAGTCCAAATAACGCCACCATCGGTAACTGACCCAGTGGTATGTGTTGGAGCAGTAACGCCAGAAGTCCCTCCAAGTGTAGTTTGATAATAGTTGCCGTTATAGAAAGTATACGCACCAGCCGCATAAACAGTGCCAGTTGTCCACGTTGCAGGACGCACACAGCGATCTGCAATATACTCAAAGATAATGATATTGCCGTTCTGTGATGCTGAAGGAGTAGGAGAGATTA